TTTTGCATCGCGGAAACGAATTCGTACAATATCACCTGTGACAAAACGATTGTTCGCCGTCCAGCTGACCGTGGTGTAAGGGTTGTAACCAACAATCTCAATGCCGTTTAGGTCGTATTCGGTGCCACCAGATTGGCCGCGTGAATACAACATTACGTTTAACGGGATAGGTTCGTAAATCCCGAATGTGTTGTAATTGCTTGGTGTAAACGCTTGGCTGCAGCCTGTTCTATTTCCTTGGATTAAGCAAATTTGGTCTTTTTGATCACGGTCGTCTGCGGATGGATCGCTGTCATCTCCTCTGACGCGATCATTAAAGCTTGGCGCTCCGTTTTTGCTGTAGTAGAGCCAAGTGTTTGCTTGGTTGAAATTTTCTAGTGGTATGTCGCCAAAGCCAGTGCGGGCTACGGCAAGCTCGTTTACTTTTGCAGCGCCAATAACAAGCAGCAGTTGCATGAACTGGTTGTTGCCGCTGCTGCGGATGGCGGACCACACCAACGAGGTAGCGGCACGGACGGCTCCGCGTTCGTTGGCGGCGGTGTTGCAGTAAACAAGGTTGACCGGATCGCCGTAACGCGCCAGTTCTTGTGCGCTGTTGAAGCCGTAGGTGGGGGCAAAGCGTTGTTCGCGTTGGCGGCGACCACCTCGGGCAACGTCGGGGATATCGGGTTTGGGTGCGAGTAGTGCGGCGCCGACCTGGAACAGGATGCCGACAACCGTCAGCACGATGGCAACGGTCTCTGCGTTGCGAACGTCTAATGCCGTGCCCGCCTTGGGGTCGTTGTACGCCTTCTGCAGCGCCAGGAACTCAAGGTAATCCGCCTCGCTGATGCCCAGTGTTTCAACGAGTTGGTGCTCGTAAGGCAGGAGGCGGCGTGTCATTTGTTCAGTCTGAAGTACCAGCCAAAATCGTCGGCAACAGCAGTGCGAATTACGCTGCCGCCAGGTCCGATAAAAAGCATCGTCCCGTCATCTAGCACTGTACCGACCGCGCCAACACTGTGACTAGGAAGAAGTGCCAGTGCGTGTGGTTCAGGACCGGCGAGGCGCTTGCTGTTTTTGAGTAGCCAGCGAGCAATGAAGTTGGCGGGCAATGTGTCGTCGGTGTAGCGCTCGAAGATCCACGCCACTTCTGGCAGGTAGTTGTGATACCCAAGCCGGCGGTGAACTTCTAGGGCCATCAGGCAGCAGTCGACGGTGCCGGATCCATCGCCCGGATAGGCGCCCCAAGCTCGTCTCAATCCGAGTAGGTCGTTCACCGCAGGCTCAACTCGGCGTTGATCGGCAGGATTCCGGCGTTGTCGCGGTTGAAGGTGCGAGTGGGGAAGTTGGCCCCAACGCTGTCCATGGCAGTTCGGAAGCGAAGTTCGAGCGTGGTGTCGTCGAAGCTGGAGCCGATGCCGATTAGTGTTTCCGTGAATTGGAGGCTGCTGTATTCGTTTTCAGCGGTCAGCCATAACGTCGTTAGCGTCAGCTCGCTTTGACGGTTGCCGCCTGAGGCGTCAACTAAACGGATGGCGTACTCGGTTGCGGGGAACAGAACAGTAACCGTTTCGTTGTCGCCGGTCAGTGTGGACAGACTGCCGCTGGACTGGAACGGGGCAAAGGCGTAGCTGTTGCTGTTGTAGGTCTTGTTTTGACCGACGAAATAGTTTTGGTAGCGGTAGCGAGTTGGATTTGATCCAGTGACGTAATCGAAAAACTGGACGAGGCGCAGGTTAGACATTGATTTCTCCGATCAGGCTGACCTCGACGGTGCTTACGTCAATGAATACTGATTTGATTTGTGGGGGGCTGGCGTAGCTCCAGCTGATGTTGCTGGGCGCTTGGATTTTGTTTTTTAGTCCACTTCCCATGCCGCCAAATACTTCGTTTGGGAGATTGAAGCCTTCGAGTTGCTTGGCGGTGTCTTCGTAGTGGGCAACAATGTCGTTGGCTACGCTGTCGTCAACATTGCTAAACGTCAGCTGGAGTTCGTAGTTGGTGGGCTTGTTGCCGTAGATCCGCTTGCTCACCACGCCGGATTGGCTGCGGTATGTGCGAACGGGGTATTCGCCGGGCGTGAAGCTGCGGGCGCTAGGGACGTAGGACGGGAATGTTCTTGCCATTAGCGCAGCCCCAGTTTTGCCCTTGTGCTCGGGCTGTTCTGTAACTTACTCAACGTAGCTGCGGTGCCCCGTTTGGCGCCATCGTTTGCAGCGGCTTTGCGGGTGGCGACCATGGCAGCTTCAAGCTGGTCGCGGCTCACGTATTCCACGCCGCCGATGTTGGTGGTCTGGAATGTCATGTTAAGCATGGGACCGTTGCGGGCGCCGGGAGCAGTACCCATTGCATCGCGCAGATTGTTGTTATTGACGACAGTGCCACCAGTACCAGGGACGAACAGCTCTGGACCACGCTCGCCAATTAGATAAGGCTGCTGACCGCTAACAGCACCACCACCAGCACGACCACCAACGGCCAACCCTGGAATAGGAGTTTTAAGGGCGCCAGTGCCGGTCAAGTTTTTATTAGCCGTACCAAATGCGCTACCGCCACCACCTAACGCATTCAAAATGCTTTGCAAAATAATAAGCGTCATTTGTTTTGTGATTATTTCAACTGCCATGTTTATAAATGCGTCCCCAATCTTTTTGAATGCGTCAGCTAATGCCTCTTGTGTGGACTTGGCTCCAGTAATTACCTCGCCAAATGCAGTGCTAAAAGCAGAGCTAATCGCGGTAGCCCCATTCACGATTGCATCAATCTGTAATTTGATTGGATTCAGTTCTTCTTTAAGTTGCGTGATTTTATCTGTTAAACCAGAGGCGACCGTACCTTCTCCCGCGACACCAAATTCAGTGGCATCAAAGGCGGCTTTGAAAAGCTTCTCAGCTTCTTCTGCTTGCTTTTTCAGTTCTTCTGTTTGTAGTTGAATGATTTCAAGTCGCTGGATTTCGGCGTTGAGCTGATTCAGGTTGGTGCGCTGCTCAGCATTCTTCAGCTCTGCAATTTGCTTGGCGCGGTCTTGAAAATCAAATTGAATTTGCAGGCGCTTGCGTTCAATTTCTGATCCCTCAAATAGCAACGCTGCTTGACGACTAAATTGCGTGCCAAGTTGATCGCCAACTTCCAAGGACCGTTCAAGCTCTTGCCGTAGCTTTTCTGCTTCGCGTGCTGCTTTCTCGGCCGCTTTTTCTGCGTCTGATTTACCACCACGACCTTTGCCGCCAGTGGCACCAAGCAGGGGCGGCAGTCCACCGCCTCCCGTCATTACAGGCGCAGCCGCGGCTCCGCCCGCGCCCATTTCTGCCGTAACCAGCGATTTGCGCAGCCGTTCCCGATACTGCTGTACCTCTTGATCAAAAGGATTGGCATAGCGAAGCGCACCAAAGCGAGTCCGTGTTCGTCTGTTGGCTTCTTCGTACGCTCTTGTTTCTGCTCCTATTCGTGCAGCACTATTTACCCTTTCAATGAACGCGTTTATGCCATCAATCAAAAACTTAAAGACGGGTGCAAAGAAGGTTCCAATGTTTTGTGCTAGCCGTTGAAATGAATCTTGTAGTGTGCTGAGCTTGCCGTTTAGCGTATCGCTCTGAGCGATGGCGCCATTGGCGTATTTACCACCGGCGTCGGTCAGTTTGATAATCGCAGCTTCAACGGCTTGGGCGCTAATCCGTCCTTTTTCAAGTGCCTTTTGAAACTCTTCACCACTTAAACCATATTCCTCACGCAATACCTGCTGCAGTGCAACACCACGTTCTTGGAATTGCAACAGCTCCTCGCCTTGCAATCTTCCTTTGGCCTGCACTTGCCCATAGGCCGTAACCAGGCCTTGCAGTTCGGCTCCGGTTGCGCCGCTGACATCTGCCAGCCTGCGGGTAGTCTCTACAACCTTGCTAGTTTCAACTCCAAACGCTTGCAGTCTTTTAGCTGAATCAATCAGCTCACTGCTGGTAAATGGCGTGACTGCGCCAAGGTCTTGCAATTCTTTAACGATCTGACCCGCGCGTTGAGCGCTACCAGTCAGTACCTCCAAACTGCGGCGTTGGCTTTCAACTTCTGCTGCTTGGACAAAAACAAACTTGGCGGCTTGGAACGCTGCAAATGCACCGGCCAGACGACCGACAACCGCGCCAAGGCCGCCAATCGCACGCTCGGTCGCGCCTGCCTGTGACTGCACCTCGCGCAGTTTGCTAACCGCATTGCGGCTGTCGACGTTAATGGCAACGTTGGCGACAACCGACACGACTTACCTACGGCGTTGCTTCAGTCTACGATCTTGCTCTTCGTTTTGAAGTTCAAAATAGCTGGACCATATCAGCAACTCTTCAAGCGTTACCTCTTGGTTTAATCGCGCCAAGCTATATCCGAGTTCTTTTGCAATCCCAAGCTGCAGCAGCAGCAGGTTGTCTTTCTTTAGCTCAGCCTTTACCGCTTTTCATGTCCAGTTCTTTGTCTTCCTCTGGATTGGTGATGATGGCGAGCATCATGGCTTGCAGGTCGCTGTCAAGCACATCGTTTTTCAGCTCAGCAATCTCGCCAGCCTGAAACAACCGTTGGCCGGCATCGTCGGCTGCTTTGGTTACCAGCAGGTTCAACGCAAAGCCATTGGGATCATCGCCGCCTGGCATCTTCTGCGCGCGCTCACGTTCTGCCATGGTCAAAGCCGTGGCATAAAACTCAAACGTAGATCCATCGTTGAGTGTTACAACGCGCTTAATTGGCTGAAGATTGGCTGCTTTTTTCAGCCGCGCCAGTGCAGATGATGCCATGCAATAAATGTGGGTGGCCCCAGCATAA